ATTATTCTGCGAGTTATGATACTGGTTATGAAAGCAATCTACTAAACAATCTTAATCAATACCGGGACAAAAAATTCTAATGAACAGTCAATATTTTACCGACGCGGTAACAGTCAAAACATGGTCCGCATCAACCGGGTCAACCTGGGGTAGTGTCGGATCATTTTCTACCGGAATATCAATACTCGGATCGTTGCAATACCGGAGCGGTGAAGAACGCAACAGCGTGGGCGGTATCGAGGACTACGCACAATGCGTATTCTACTGCCGGTCAACTGAGACAATCGCCGCTGAGGACAAATTAATTTACAACGGATCGACGTATCATGTTAAGTTTGTGCACACAATAACCGGCAGGTTGCCACACAAAAAGGTCATGCTGGAATATGCCAAGTAAAGTAATACGGTCCGGGAACCTCTGGACCAGTAAACATATGAGTCAAGTGCAGAAGGACGCGGTAGTAGAAACATTAGCAGAAACTTTGCCGGACATCCAAGCGGATGCAAAAATGTTGGCTCCGGAACAGAGCGGAACATTGATGCGATCAATTAAAACCCGTATAGACAGAATTAGACTTGGAGGGGCGATATACACCGAGGTGCCTTATTCGCATCTTGTGGAGTTTGGCACAAAGTTCATGCGGGCGAGACCGTACATGAGACCGGCGCTTGATCGCAACAGAAAAAAAATACTTAGAACACTGAGACGGGAGTTATCGAGGCAATGGCGGAGACCATAAGCGAGGCGCTATATAAAAACATAGACGCCGACACGACATTTAAAGCCTTATTCACTAATGGCGTCCATTGGCTTAATGCACCGCAGGACACGGAACCGCCGTATCTGGTGTGGTTCCAGGTGTCCGATCCTAATGACGAGATCACGATGTCGTATGACGGCGGAGCAGCAAGATTTCAGTTTTCGGTATTTCACCGCAACCCGTTTACGGCAAGTGATTTGCAAGCGGAAGTAAAAAGCAAAATAGAATTGTTAACATCTCCGCTTGATGATTTTTATCTTGTGCAAGCAAGAGTAGTTAATGAACAGAGCATACCGGCAGACGAAAACGGTATCTATCAATTTATTACAGATTCCATTTTTGAATGGGAAAAATAAAAGGAGAATATAATGTCACGAACAGCATTATCAGGTGAATACGGTAAACTCATGTATGGCGAGCCGAGCACCAATGAAGCCGAAGGGACGACCGGCGGTACCGCACTATCAACTGCCGGTTGGTATCTCATCACACAAATTAACGATTCCACATCTGGAGTTGGAACCGGATTATCAACAAGTTGGAGCACCGGAGATCTTATTTATGCTAGTACGACCGGGATATGGTCGCTTACTGCATCAAGCGCAAGCTCGACGAATCTCGACAAAGTCAAACGGTTGGTTGAGACTGAACTGGCTGACATTGAAGGATGGAGCGTTGACGCGTCTCGGGAAGAGTTTGAGGTGACGTCGCTTTCAGACACTGTCAAAAAATACCTGTCCGGTAAAGTGGACCTATCTGGATCGCTGAACGGTATTAGGAAAATTGGATACTCCGACGGGGAAAACGGAATTGTCAACAAGTTCTGGAAAATCGTTAAGATTTCAACCGGTTCCACTCATACAGTATATGAGGCGAATGATGATCCTGTATACGTAAGAGCATATACCCAGAAATCCACTGAAGCTGGCGAGACTGAGGAATTCTACTTCATGAAGGTGCAGCTTAACAGTTTCAACTCTGGCGCACAGGTCGGAAGTAGACAGGAATTTACCAGCAATTTCCGTATATCCGGTGACGGCGAACCTGCCCTTTACCAGAAATCACACTAAAAAAATAGCATAACTATTTAAGGGCTCCCCAAATCCGGGGAGCCTTTTATTGGAGGAATACATGAGAATAAAAATCGCAAAATCTGAGGTGTATGTACCAGAGTGGAATGACAACCGGAAATTAGACGAAGACGAACAGATCAAAGTTCATATCAATTTCCCGAAGGTAAAAGATTATAACAATCTCCGCGATTTCAAGATGACAACTGGTAACGGCGAATCCGGTGAAAGGATGTTCACATTCAATCTTAACTACGCGAAATTGTTTCCGAAATTCATTACGAAAATTGAAAATCTTTACGCCGTTGACAATAGCGGAAACGAATACGCTATTACAACCGGTCAGGAATTAGTTGATGCAGGTAGCGAGTTCGAAGGTCTTGCTCAAGAACTTGGCGGATACATTATGCAGACAAATCGGGGGTTAGATGATGACCCAAAAAACTTGTAATCGCCTTCTGGCTGTATATGTACAAAAAGCGCCCGCTTAATTTTAAGCCGCCGAGGGGATTCGAGGACATGGAAATTATTGTCAAGGATTCACTTGTCCGGCTTGATGAGGTGCAGGATTATTACACTGATTTTTTTGCGTCGGCATTAGAGGTGTGGCACACTTTCCACGTTGGGATGGGTCTGCCGTTTTTGGGCGGATGGGCTGAACAGCCGTGGCACTTATACCAGGTGATTTATTTGTTTGAATCGGAGTCGAAATCAATTGAAAATAAAATAGCAGAGGACGCTAGGAAAAAACGATGATAGCAGAGCAGTTGAAATTAGTCATTGAGGCCGAGGTAAATCGGGCCGTTGCTGATCTCGAACGCATGGACCGACAGTCGGCAAAATCTCGAAGCGGATTGACTAAATTGGCAGACAAAGCGAATAAAGTTGGGAAAGCCATGACTCGCTATCTCACCCTTCCGATTGTTGGCGCTGGCGCAGCAGCGATTAAATTTGCGGCTGATATCGAAACTCAAGAGGTCGCGCTTACCACAATGCTGAAATCCGGGGAAAAAGCAGCGGCGATGATGGAGGATTTGCAAGAGTTTTCCGCGTCTACTCCATTTCAGTTCGACGAGATCGCCCGGGCAGGGAAAATGATGATCGCCTTTGGAGAATCGTCAGAAAATGTGGTCGGTACTCTCGGACGTATTGGCGATGTAGCTGCGGGGTTATCTATACCGCTAGGCGAATTATCAGAAATATACGGGAAAGCCAGGGTCCAGGGGCGGCTGTTTGCCGAAGACCTTAATCAATTAGCCGGACGTGGTATTCCTATCTTTGATGAGCTTGCAAAAGTCATGGGTGTTACCGCTGGTGAAGTCAAACAATTAACGTCTGAAGGCAAGGTTGGATTTGCCGAGCTGGAGCAGGCATTTGTTAACATGACAGATGAAGGCGGGCAATTTCATGATTTGATGGAAGCACAGTCGCAAACCCTTTCTGGCAAGCTTTCAACTGCCATAGATAACTTTAAACTTTCCGCTGCTGAACTTGGTATGGAATTACTACCAATTGCAAAGGATATCCTCGATCGTCTTACCGAAATGTTTAAAAGATTTACAGAACTGGATGAAGGCACAAAAAAATTCATTATCACCGCTGGCGGAATAGCTGCGCTTGCGGGACCTATAACTCGAATTACCGGATTAGTGTTGAAATTAGCAGATGCAATAAAAATGAGTGGGATTATCAAGCTGCTCGGCGGGCTTGGCGCTGGTGGAGTTGCGGCAGGGGCAGGGATAGCCGGAGTAGCCGTGGCTGGCGGAGTTATGTTTGCAGAGGGAGCAAAAGAAGCCACTACAAAAATGCTCAACGAAGTTAAGAGGCTGTATGATACTCTAATAGAAAAAGGCTTGTCTGTTAATGAAATCACTAAGCAGTTGATTGACAATAATAACATTGCCGCTGTTAGCTTAGCAGAGCAATCAGGATTGCTTGATACTATGCTTGCACAAGAGGCCGAACGCCGAGCAAACTCTAAAACGAACCTCCATTATGCTGAGATGATTGACGAACTAAACCGCGACACTACGATTGAGCTAACAACACAGACAGATAAAGCGGCAGAGCTTGCGGAGGAATCAGAAAAACTCGCCGGAAGTTCCGAAGACCGGGAAGAGTCTGAAAGGGAAATAACAAATCAATTAACAGAACAGCAAAAACTCGTTAACTCCATGTCCGATCAAATTAAGAATACAATTGATCAGGACTGGGCTAGGGCGTTAGGATTGGCGACCGACTTAGAACAAATCCTATTTGGCGATATAACAAAATTAAGTGCTGTACTCGGGTCTCGGGACGTGCTTGGCATAGAGGGGTCTCTTGACCTTGTTGACGATTTACTTAGCAAATTAGAAATGACCGACTGGATGCAGCTGACTATCGACAACAACCAGGAGGCGGCAACTTTTATTAGTGGCGTTGTTGAACAGCTAAAAACTTATCGGGATGAATTGCAGGCACAGCAGGAAGAGATCGAAAAAGCAGAAAAGGCTAAACAGGATTATATTGACGCGATGGCCGAGGATGAAATACCAGTCATGGAACGGCTCAATGAGTTATATGATTACAATAATCAATTGGTTATAGAGTCATCGCGAACGTTTCAAACGTACTCGTCAAAAATTAACGAGCTAACTATTGCTGAAAACGCGCTTATTAACGGCATGCATGCCGGAGCGGCTGCTTCTACAACCGCATTGGAGGCATTTCAGGAAACGAAAGAGGCAATGGGAGGACTCATTAGCGGATATGGTGCCTTTTATATAACTAATAATGCATTCATATCAGGCATTAAAGCAGGTGCTGAGGTTACAACAGAATTAGGTGAACGAATACTCGAAACCAAGGAAATTATGGCTCCATTTGTTGAAGTCTTGGGTAATGCAAGATCTGAATCATGGGAATTCGTTAGCATAGAGGAAAAATTACTTGATGCGATGGAAGAACAGAATCGAATGACTATGAAATCTTCAAGGGATTGGGTGACATATACCGGGTCCGTTAATAAAGCAACCAAAGCAATAGAAGAGATTATCGACGCACTGAGTGACATATCAACAAAGGAATGGCTTTCAATCGGCGAGGGTTTTGCCGAATCGTTAGCACAGGGATTCGAAGACGGATGGGAAGACGCTGAAATGCGAATTCTCGACATGGTCGTTGAGCTTGGGCAGAGTATATTAGAGCTGTTAGGGCCAACAGGGAAAATAATATCACAAGTAATTGAACTAGCTAAAGAAATTGGCAAGGCGATATATTATGCATTATCTGCCGACAAACGGGCCCGGGTAGAAGCTGCGCAGGCAATGGCAATGGGTTTAACTTCCACTTTGGCATCCGCGTTAGCGAACGAACAAAACTGGGAAGACGTCCAGGGAGCGCTTGAAAATTCGCTAAAAAACTTAATCGTAGAAACAGTCATAAGAACGTCAGGATTTGCAAAAGCGGTAGAAGATATAGTTAACGAAATATCTAAGCTTTTCGAGGATGGATTCGATGTTACTGATGAAGCGGAACTCGGGCAGCTTGTCAACGAATTGAAAGAAAAATACGAGGACGTGTCAGATATAATTACTAATGTTTTTGATGAAGTTTTCGACGCCGAGCAGGAAATCTCAGACGTCAGAATCGAAACAGAAGAAAAAACAATAGACAGATTAAAAGAACTGCAAGAGGAACGGCTAGAAGAACTTGAACGCTGGGCAGACGAGGAAATCTATCGATACAGATATCTACTCAATAATGATCTAATCACCTGGCAACAGTATCTCGATTCTGTCAATGACATACTGAACACTGTTACCGAGGGCGTCCCTGAATTGCCGTATAATCCAGACGGAAATGAAGAATATGGCGGCGGAGGACCGGGCTCAACAGTTCCGGTGTTACCTCCGTCAAGAAGCGCGTCAACCACAACGGTTATCAATGTCACGGGCGAGGTGTACGGCATCGAAGACCTCAAGAGCCGGATTGAGAAGGTTTCTCAGACTGAATTGATCAGGAGACGATAGATGAACATAACAATATCAGCAACGTTTCCAGGTGATGCATCTGCTACAGATTTAACGCCGTATTACAGAGACGGCACACTAAAAATTGAACGGGTTTTATGTGACGGATATATGCATCCAACTGTTGATTCCTGTTCATTCGAGTTAGTTCACAATGATACAATCACTACTGAATTTCTCGACGCTAACGATTATATACATATAGCAATCTCGGGCGACGAGACTTTCACCGGAGTTGCAGAACCCTCATTTGACCAGACTACACATGAAATAACCGGCAACATCAGAATTGACTGCCGGGATAACTCATATCTATTGGAAGAATACAATTCAACCGCATTCTCTTACCCGTCTACAATAGGAGGTACAGCGTACAAAATATTTGATCCGTCGGATACCGGAAACTCAATAGTTCATCAATTATTAGAGATGGCAGGGTATACAATCGCAACAGATATAAGCGGATCCGCGCCGGATGTGACCGATACTGTTACACATATCAGCCGAGAGAAAGAAGAAGAATCCTATTGGGATATAATATCAACACTATTATGGGAATATGGGTACATTTTCTATTTCACCGAGGCCGGTTTATTCTCTACATACCAATGGATCAAACCAACAGTCACAGCAACGCAGGCTTTTACATCGAACAATATTCTTTCTAACCCTGGACTAAAGCGCGTCAAGGAATGGGTTATCAATAAAGGCGCGGAGGTTGAATGGCATGAGCTAGATACTCGGAGCAACGCGCTATTATACCGAGAACCGGTCCCGTTTGATTCTGATGGGTTGCCTTCCGGCATTGCCGTTGTTGATGATCAGTATTATCCACCGACGGGTGCAACGGAGGATATTTATCAAGAATTTGTAGCAAATTGGTTAGAAAAGCCGATTACTCATACACACAATTATCAAGGCACGCTTGTTGTTGGTAGAAGCAGGACCCGAGGAATTACCAGCGGAAGCGATTCGTCGCCTACCGGAAATGATGCTCCGGCAGGCGTCAAGGACATTTCTCTTGTCGCGTCCTCTGGGCACACGATTGATGATAGTTATGACGCGGGATTCACCAGGACCGAGACTTTTTACTCTAAACGAGCGAAAGTTTTGTATCGTAATGAATCCGGTAGCACGGCTAATCTATACTATTTTGACATTAGGGGTGATGCGCTTTATCGGAAAATGCGGAAATATGCCCGATCTGTATTAACGGGACATTCAAGCACGACACAATTATACCGATACCAGGGACAGAATATATTTGACGCGTCAACCGCGCAGAAATTAGCAATTGCGTTACGTGATGTCATTCAATATGGCGATTTCACTTATAAATTTCGATCAACTGAGAAGGTTGATGAAGGGACAATCGCAACTATAACCGCCGATCCATCTATCTCGACAACGGTAATGATAACAGCGCGGTACACAAAACTTGTTTCAGGCTCGACGCAGCCATACTATGAATATGAAGCTATTGGTTTGACAGAGTACGCATCCGAGGCGGTTACAACTTATGGAGAACAGGCGCAATCACCGCAAACACAAGAAGAAGTGGTCGAGGCGGAACTTGATGATCGTCCGACGTATGATGAAATTGACGATGGTTATGACAATACCGGGGGCGGTACTACAACGCCGACCGTCCCAACCGTTGCGGCGTATCCGTTTGTTAATACAGTAGTGTTGACGTGGGATAATCAGAATCTACTCCGCTGGCTCGACCGTTACGAAATACAAGTATCAATTGATGACTCGACATGGTACAGTTTGGAACTTGACGGAACTGATTGGAAAGACACGCTCGACGCCGATACTGATGTGTATAAGGAAAATTTCTCACACACGAATATTCCAACATTACAGCGAACAGTTACTGGTGATACGACTAACACATCTGTGGTTGTAACGAATTCAGACACGTCTAATATGACCGAAGGTGAACCGGTGTCGGGTACGGGAATACCGGCAGACACGACAGTATCAAGTATTGACTCCGCTACTCAGTTTACTATGAGCAACGCCGCTACTGCCGACGGGACCGGGGTTACAATTACGCTGGATGAAAATTATTACCACGATACCTATTATTATCGGGTACGCCGTGTAAACGTTGCAGGCACCGCATCGGCGTGGAGTACATCGGTATCTGCCACACCGAAGACGATAGACGGATCAGACATCGGAGTTGAATCAATCTCCGCTGTACACATCGAGGCCGGATCTATCACAACGGCGAAAATATCAACCGGGGTGCTTAATGCTTTGGTTGCCCAGATCAATAACTCACTTGAGATATCAGATTCATATGGCTGGCTGGCAGGTACTTACGACTCACCCGGATCAGGCGA